ATCCAAATACTCTTGCAAGCCTGTCTTAGTAGCAATTATAGAAGCTGTATTTACATTGAATATATTATTTGTTCCATTATTAGATGGAAAAGAGGGAGTATCACTAGGTGAGAAATTCGTATACTTACCATAAGCTACATATCCAAAACCATCAGGATCTGGAAGACCAGTATCTGTACCTAACCCTGGGTTAATAGTTCCAACTCCAGGAATTCCTATTCTATCTCTTAATACTCTAGCGTATGTAATTATATCAGCCCCCTCATCTCTTGTTCCATCACCAATATCTACTGGACTATTAATGTGAGAATATACTTCTGAGAAATAACCAAGAGGAGATACACATTGTATCTGATATGTAGTTGGACTATTTAAGAAATCCTCATAAATATCTGGAGACGTATGCTCTAAGTCAGGGAAATAAGCGTGAAGATGATTTTTAAATTTACCTGAATCATTTCCTAGTCCATCATTAGCGGTAAATAAAGAATAGAATCCAAGACCTTGAGCCAATACTCTTTTTGCTGGCTCTGTTTGAACAACCGAAAAACCATCTGTAAAATCTGGATAAGTTAATAATCCTTTGAATGCTGCTCCTTGTGCGTAATAATCAAGACCAAATGCTTGTGGCTTAGAAGGAATAAAATCATCATAAGCTGCTGATACCTCATCATTTATTAGAGATGGATAATTACTTGTATTATCATTCTGTGATGTAGGATGTAAAGTAGCATACTCTTGATTATCTTCAAAGCTAATTAATTGACTTTCAGAAGTTTCAGTTTTAAACTCTGAATCATAATGGTCAAAAACTTCATTTGTTAATGTTATATCTCCAACTGTATTTGCTGCCTTTACAGCTCCTAAGTAAGATGTACCTAATGATAATGCTGATATCTCATCTCTTCTATTTGGAAATGGAAAGTTCTCAGCTCCATCTATTTGTTTAGCATAGCTTGGATTATTGTTATCATCAAATAATACTACAGCAAATCCAGTTCTTTCACCACGCATATTACTTTTATACATTGCTGCATTGTATACGTGCTTATGTCCTTCTTTGCCAATCTTTTGTATTGTTGGAAATATTAAATCTGTATTATCTACAAAAGTAATATCATCATTTAAATTTTTTGATTCATACCCAATATTCATTAAGTATAATCTCTCATTAAAATATCGAATTGACTTAGCTCTTCTTATTGAAGAATATTTACTCGTCTGCTCTGCTAAATCTAAAACTACCGCACCTTCAAATAATGCTTCTGCTCTATCTAGAACATCTATTACATTCAATCCAGTAAGAACGGGTATACTTGCAATAATCTCAGATACTGGTGGGTTACCAAATGGATCTCCAGCATACCATGAGTCTCTTCTTAATTCTATAAAAGAAAATTCAGAATCATTTTCGTACTTTATTTTTATATGATTTCCATAAATAGTTGAACTAGATACATTTGGCTCATCACTAAATGTTCTACTGTTAGGGAAATATGGATCAAATTGACTGCTATTATTTCTAACTACTGGAATCAATTCAGTAATTGGAGAGAATGGAGTTCTATCACCATCTATTGATACATATCTATATGAGTAAGAATAACTACCAACAGCCAATCCTGACGTTCCAACTACTACGTTAAATGAGCCAGAAGAACCTGCTACTTGAGCTACAAATGCTGGCTTATATAAAATACCTTTTGTCTGTATAGTATACTCATCAAGATTAAAGTCATCAAAGTATTTTTGATTACATAGGACACCATCATTTAACATTCCAGAATTAGACATTAAGTCTTTTACTGAAAATACCATTGGAGGAGTTGCATTGTTTGTGATGTATATTTCACCACCTACACAAGCTTCATTCTTATCGTATTGTAATGGATAATTAATATCTATAGGAAAGTACTCACTCATTAATACGATTTGTCCATCTATTCTCATAAATGGAAACTCACCTACCTCAGTAGATGCCCAAACCTCAATGATATGCATATTAACTTCTAGCGTTAGCATACATTCGTAATCAGCACTTAATGTACCTGGTACAAGAAGAAAACATCTATTGTCTGAATTGTCAAATAATAAATCTTCTCCCTTTATTTTCTTTTTAGCAAGATTGTCACCATCCATTGACATACTACGCATATTTAGAGCGTCAACATGAAGGCCAGTATCATCAGGGCCTAACATCTCTTTGTTAGAATCTGAATTTATACCTTTTTCGTATGTCTTTATATCAATAGGAGAATGCTGTTGTTTCATTTTGCTCTTCTTTTAAATGGCAATAATTCATTTGCTTTCTGTTGCCTCGCAGCACATCCGCAATCTTCGTTACCAGTTGCTTTAGCTACAAATTTAGCAATTTTATCAATACCAGTTGTCCTAGTGATAGCAGCTATTAAATCGCCAGCACCAGTCATCTTTGGTCTATTGGCTTTATGTATCATATTACCACTTTACGACATTACTCCAAAATGCGGCACTCATCTTGCCTTTAGCTATATTCTTAGCGTGTCTTGTTTTAAATCTTTTTCTTCTACTAGCATAAGCTGCTGATTCACCTTCTTTTTTAGGTGATCCTTTAACTCCTTGCTGTCCGAAACGAATTATCTTTTCAACACCATTTTGACAAGCCTTTACAACGTGTGATTTAGTTCTATGGCTAGGAGTTGATTTTGGAGAATTGCATTTCAGCATCTCCTTTCTTAACATCTCTGGCATAACAATTATTTTTCTGAACGATAATTTTTCATTGCTTCTCTTCTGTCTTTTCCTTTCTTCCAAGAACCAGCAGCAAACTTTTCTGCTTTTCTTTCAGACTTAAATCCAAATACTTCACCTCTCTTCTGAGCTTCTTTATATGCTGCGTTTCTATCTTTATCTCCGCCTAAATCTTTCCATGATCCATCTTTTTCTGGAAATATAGTTGGATTTACTTGATACTTATATTTACCTTCACCTTCTCCTGATTCCATTTTATGAGTAGATACTGTTCCATCTTCATTATTTCTTTCCGTAGGTCTAATAGCTCTAGCTAAAGCTTTTCTTTTTCTAGTAATTAAATTATCTTCTATTGGCATAACAATTATTTATGGTACATCGAGCTTATATACTCCTCTAACGATTCTTTCTCTTTGGTATCCATCCCTTTTACTCTTTTCTTTGCCTTGTTCCAACTTCCATTAACTAAGTCAGTTAGCTTTGTATATGCATCAGTCCATAAAGGTCTGTATGTACGTACATCTCTAGATTTCATAGCATTATAGAATCTTTCTTCAACATAATCAACAACTGCTCTTTCAAAAAAACGTGGAACATTAGGTATATCACCATTAGATACTCCCATTCCGTTATATATGATTCTTATGTATGGATATGCTGTACATTCTCTGCTCAACATAATTAAACCATTCTGAACATTGTAATAAAATTTAGGCCCGTGATAACCTTGAAGATTCATTGAGTTATAGCTTTGGTTTGGCTGATAGATGTCATTTGAGTTACTTCCGTCATCTTTTACCTTAGCAGTATATCCAGTTCCGTCTTGTGTATTGTTAAAAAGTCTCTTCCAATAAACTACCTGACTCTTTTGTGGATTACAGATAGTTCCAGTATATAAATAAATCTCACGAATATTAAATACGTTTTCAGGCATTTTAATTTGACAATTCGTAGGCATATTTAAATCATCTTGAACTTTAAGCCAAAATGTATCAAATGAAAGCTCCTGAATAGCATCTTGTATTCTAGATATATACCATCCCTTTGGGAATCCTTTTTTAAAATCAGAATCATTAACAGTAGATGTTATCTCTGCTAGTAAGTGATCTATTGATACAAAATCGTTAGCTGTCATTTTTTATTGTATTTATTAACCTTGAGCTGATGCTTCTGGTAATTGATTATATCTTGTATCTGCTGCGTTTTCAATTACAGCACCATCTTGTCCATCATTAACAATCTCATCAGGAACTAACATCACGTATCTACCTAATTGTAGAACTTGCATCATTAACTCTTGAAGTAACTCGTCTGGAATAGAAATATGGTCATCTAAGTTACAAACCAACTTCGGATCTAAACTAGATTTTATAGCTATCTCAACATCAAGTATTTCAGCGCACTCAATTCCAAGTAAGTATAATCTATTAACTCCAACTCCATCAATTTGATGTCCAATTCTATAGTAGTAAGGACTATCTAGTGAGGGCTTAGTGTATTCATCAAGATACAAATGCTGTACAGATCCAAGATTCACACCCTGAAACCATCGTTGAGCAAACATCGGCCCATCACATTTACAACTTTCAATATTATATGTTATGTAGATTATAGCTCCATTATTCTGAAGATCCATTATCTGAGTTGGCAAATCAATATACTTCTTTCCATTTGCATCTGTTAATACTGGAACACTACTAAATGTGGAAGTAAATAAATCAGAATTAGTTATTGCATTTTGCTGTACACGTATTCTATTCGCTACAGTTAATACCCAGTATAGAATTTGATTAAAAGTGAAGTCAGCATCATCAAATGATGCGCTAAAGCTTTTCTGTAAGTCATAAACTACATATCTATACGTCATATTATAATAATGTTAGTAATTGTTGTATATCTTGGGTTGAAACTGAGTTCAAAGTTGTTTGGTCTCCTTGTTTGTAAGAGATATAATTTAATGCTTTATCAAATAGCAATTGGAATACACTATTTGGAAAGTTTATAACATCATTTATTGTAAGAATCTCATCTGGTTTCTTAACCCAAAATATTGTTACTTTCTCATTTATAAGTCTAGGTCTTACTTCTATCTCCTGAGAGAATGAATCGTTATATGAATCTCTGTAGTTTATGGTAGATAAATATGCATATCTTTTTAAAGAGTCACATATTTGAGTTCCTTCGTATCCGTTTTCAAATGGATTTTCTCTTGATGTAGCCCATTCTTCAACAGATAGTCTCTTACAGCTATTAGATGATGCAATATGAATTAGATTATCTAAGTAGTAGCTTCTGTTTGTGTCTGGAGTTACTGGCACTGGAACTAATGTATTTACTTGAAAGTCTATCTTCACATATACTGACAATATTGTCCATAGTTCTTCAGGAAAAACATTCAGGGATACTCTGGAGTTATTGTTCGTTAAGAACACCCCAGAGTATGCCAATTCCCTAAAAATTTCCTCGCCTATTTTATTTTGACCATACGCAGAATTAATAACAGAAGTCAACCATTTTACAGAGGCATTTATTGCAGGGATATAATCTAAACTGTCTAAGTAATGATCAGATCCTTCCGCATCTAATGCGAATGCTAATTGATTTCGTAATTCTAACGCAGTAATCATAATAATTAAGCTATTGTTTTTTCTACTATACTTCTTCCTCTTTGGTCTACAATAGAATTTTTAATTCCACCATAAAGCATCTTCTCTTGTTGAGCGATTGATCTCTTAGCAATAGTCTCTACAAGTTGCTTACGCATCATCTCAGGACTCTGACTAACAGAAATTCCTTCTTGTTTTGCTCTAGCAATAATCTGCATATCAGATAACCTTGCAATAGACTGCTGTGCCTCAATCATTTTCTGCGCCCATGTAGCATCAACATTCATTGCTGACTCCATATTTTCATAGAACGCAATTCCAAATTGACTATGATTTCTCAAGTAATCAACTACTTCTCTTGACTGAACCTTTACAGAAGATACGGATACAACTTGAATGTTTCCTTTTACTCCTCTTTTCTTTGTTCTAATCAATGGTTGGAATCTAAGTGCGCCATGTGGTGGTACATCTTCAGCTCCTCTTTTCTTATCTCCATGAATAGAGAAGTTAAATGAGAACGCAAAGAATACTACTGGTGCATCTAACCAATCATCTTCAAGGTCTTTAACATAATCTAAATCATCATCTAGTTCTTTTTGAGCAGATAATAGATTTAATTTATTTAATTTTAAGTTGAATGTATTGGTTAATTTCTCTTCCATTTCACGCATTAACTTTTCTACAAAAGATAAAGGCATTAATGGTTCTTTTTCCTCAACTACATTCTCCTCAACTGTTTCTTCAATGTGCAATTCCTGAGCTACTGTTTCTTCAGTTTCGAGAACTACATCTTTTTGTTTTTTTTCTACTGCCATAATATTTTATTTAAAATATGAGGGAGAAGATTTTCCCCTCCCTCAATTTCATTAATGATTATTTCTTATTGTACATCCAACCAAGCGCAAGCAAGTGGGTTATGGAATTTAACTCCCATGTTACAATCAACCCAAACATCACCATAACGCTTAGGAACTCCATCCTCTAATTTAAGAGTATCTCCAGAACGCTCACCCCATAATTGTGTACGCTTAATATTTTTCATATCAAGAATAACAATACGGTTAGCAAAAGAAGCAGGGAAAGATGCAGCATCTTCAAATCGCTTGTAAGGTACAAGAACGATACGAGAAGAACCAAGGTTAACCTCTTTCAAGTTCAACAATGCGATATCATCATTTGGTGCATAACGAGTCAATTCTTCTTTGTAAGCCAAAGATAACATACGATGCATACGTGGTGTCATAAACGCCATACGTGCTTGTCCGTAATCTCCGTACTCAGAAGACAAAACGATATCTTCAAATGCATCAACCAAAGTAGCTGTAGTAGCAAGTGCGTTAGGAGAACCAGCCTCTAACATTGAACTAAATACACCACCAGTAGTTTTAGCTACAGTACCATTTTGTGTAACAACTTCACCTTTTTGTCCTGTCCAAAATGCATTAGATAAGTCAATTCGGTGTTGGTTAAACATTGCACTACGCTCCATTTCAAGGAAGTTAGAAGTAGTACCCATGTTTTTCAACTTGTGCAATTCAACTTCTGAGTAACGGATAGCTTTGTTGAACAATTGTACGTAGTTGTTACGTTCGATTGTAGAAGCACGGAAGTACTGAGCAAAACCTTCAGAACCATCGTAGTCAACAGTAGATACGTTAGCCAATACATCATCAACTGCAACAGCTGGTAAAGTATCACCATTGTATGGAGAAACAGTAATCGTTAACAAAGATGTATCAACAAAAGTAACATTACCTTTTTGTCCATTAGGATAAGAGATAATTGTGTTAGTTGAAATGTTCTCTACAGAAACTACAGAAATAGTTTGAGTAGTTGGGAAAGAAACAGATCCAGAAACAGCAGTAGCTACTAATGGCTCTCTTTGGTAACCCATTTCTTGATAGAAGAACTCATCAGAATTGATTTGCTCTGCTTCAACCATATTCAACAACTTCAAATCCATGAATTGTTGTGGTGCAGCATCAAAAATCGCACGATTAGTTAATTTTTGAATCATTTTAGACACATCATGTCCGTACAATTCTGCATATTCAGAACCAACTGCGTTTAAGTTTTGGTTATTGAATTTTGCACTTAGGTCATTATATAATGCCATAATTTACAGTTTAATTTACAATTTATAATTTACAATTTATCACGAATAAGGATCGCCTTTAAACAATCCACTCAAGTGACCTACTGCCTGAGTATTCATCCCCTGGGTTGTACCAGCTGATTTATTTTTTCTCAATGCTTTAGGGCTTGAATCAACTATCTTCTGATTAGCCTCACTCTCACCTTTTCTTTTTGCTGACTTCTTAACAGTTTCCAACATCTTCTTACCATACATCGCATAAGCTACTAATTCAGCAGCGTCTTCATTATATGCTCCGTCTTGTTTCATAAACAAATTATCTAGTTTCCCCTCAACCAAGATACTCCGAATTTTGCTAATTTCGGACTTACTGAAGTCAGGGTAAGCCTTACCAAGATTCTCAACGGAAAGTAGCGCACTCTTCTTCATATTCTGAAATTCAGAATTCTGCTTTTGAATGAACTGCTCACGATCAGCCTCTATTGCTTGTTTGTCTTCGCTAAACATTCGTTTTGTTGTTCTTGCTAAAAGCTTTATTCTATCCTCAAGTTCTTCTTCGTCTATTTTGTCATCCTTAAATGCCTCATATAACTCATCGTACTCGTCTGGAAGATAATGCTGGACAAGGTTTTCAATCTCCTGATCTCTAAAATCACCTGAAAAGTCCAGTCTTTCATTACTGCTAAAAGCTTTAGAGTAATCATCACCAGCAGCCCATAACTGAACCGCCATTCTAATGTCTTGTGGCATAGCCTGAAGATCTGATGATAATGCCTCAAAATCTCTTTTGACATCAGCACCTTCTTGGGCTTGATTTCTCCACGTATCTACAGAAGCAAAGAACTTTGAAGCGTCATTCACACCATAATGGGAATTGATAAAATTAATCATTTCCTTTTGCGGTTCGAAATTCAGCTTTACCTCTTTAGCTTTTTTAGGAGTAGATAAGATTCCAAAAATGTCTTCAACATCATCTTCTTCTTCGTCTTCAGATTCGGAATCCTCTTCCTCTTCTTCTTCCTCTTCTTCTTCATTTGCTTGAGAGCTTGTAGATAAACTAGCCATCAAGTCTTTGTACTCTGCCGAGTTTGCGAAAGATTCATCCATCTGTGCCAAAGCTTCTATCTGTCGAATCTGTTCACTCATTTCTGGCGTGAACGATTCTTCAGAGTAATTATTAGCTTCAGATGCACGATCAATTTCTTGTTCAAAAATGTTCTCGCTCATAATTTATTATTTATTTGTCAAAAATAGTAATTTATTGCATTCCGTTATTTTTAAGTGCCTCTCTTTGTAGTTTAGCATTTTCTTTTATCGCAATCTTTTCTACCTCTTGTCCATGTTTCATTTGCTCAAATCCTACAGCTTCTTCTTTAGCTGCTTGTTCTTGTGCAACCATTTGTTGTTGCTGGTCTGCGTTAGATGCTATGCCTTGAGCGATACCTTCATTAGATGCTTTATCTGTCATTGATTGAGCCTGATTCTTAAGTTTTTGATTTTGTCTTAATGCATCAGCTATCAATTCTGGACTTGACCTATTAAATAAGTTGATAAATATTGGTTGATCTATCATTCCAGCTTGTAGCAACGTAAATAATAGTTGATTACCACTATTGATTCCTTGCTCTGCAGATTCTGCTCTCTTAATAAATATTCTATAATCTTGTAATAAATGGTCTTCTGTTAATGTGATACTCTTAAGTCCAGCATCACCAACCATTATAGATAGCTTTCTTGGATTGTCATAGTATATAGATTTACCTATCGTAGCCATGTGTTCGTATGCCTGCTTAAGTATTGATGTCAATGCCCAGTAGAAAGGCTCTTGAACAAGAGATCCTCTTTGTATTTGAGCTTCAACAACTCCAACTAGCATATCACTTCCTCCCTGAGTACCAGTCATTGCTTCGTTAACACCAGTTACATCCTGGATACTTTGCTGAACCGATTCAATAACTTGGAACAATTGTAGCGTTCCACCCCCAATGTTTGTTCCGTATGTACCAATAGCGTTCTGAACAGAACCAACTCTATCTGTATCTACAAAAATAGGTTTAGAAGCATTAATGTTTCTCATTATATCTGCCTCACCATCTCTGTCATCTACAGCAGATTTAGATATAACAGTACCAGTACCTCTCATGTTTGATAAATGAGATTCTACTACTGATAAAGTTCTATTTAAGAATCTTTGTGGATCAATAACATCATCAAGTGGAGTAAGTATCTCGCCTCTATCGTAAACCCAAGTATAACATTTGTATGGAAACTTAACATTCGCTGGATCATATAGATTCTTCTCTTGGTATGGCATGATACCATATTCTAAAACTATATCAGCAATACCAACTTCTTCTTGTGGGATTAAAATGCAGTATCTAAGAACGTCAACATAAATTGTATGTTTCTTCTTGTCACCCATTTCGTCTTTATGCTTCTGAGTAACTGGCTCAATTAAATCTTTATCAGAATACTTTGAGTCAGCGTGATTAATCATTGTGTAGTAAGGATAGCCATGCTCATCTTTAACCCAACCATAATCTCTTCGCTCAACATCTTTCCAATATACTTCATAGACTGGAACTTTACCTCCTGCTTGAGTATATATTCCATTCATAATTTTATGAACACCTTTAGATCCATCTTTGCCATAGTTCTCTATAGCATCCATTTCATCTTTACTAAGGTTTTGGAATCTTTCAAATATGCTTGGACTATCCATGTAGTACCACTCACCCATGTGTTCTGCATCTGATAAATCAGGTTTTCTAGCAGACATATCCCATAAGTAGAATAATGGATTGATTGATTCAGCTACATAATTGTCATTATGCTCGTACCCTTTATAGATTCCTAGACCGCAAAGAGCTAAGTTTCTAGTTATTTGTACTTTTAATTCGTCAATATTTATTTCAGCAGCAATAAATTCAATAAGATTATTTACATCTTTTTCGTGCTGTAACACAAATGTGTTTTGGAAAAGTTCTTCTGTCTCTTGCTCTGTGTCCATTATTGGAGCAGCACCTTTTATAATATCTTTATAGAATGGGAAAGCCTCAGCCATTCCTTGAAGTCCTTTTAATTTCTTTAAGTCTTCTTCTCTTTTGTTTATTACGAAATCAGATATGCAGTTTGCTCTAGCGTCATAAGATAAACGAATAGCATTACCAACGTATTGTTGAACCATTGGCTTGATAACATTCTTTGTCCACTTAAGTCTGTTTCTAACGTCTCCTGATTCATCAAGAAAGAAAGACTCAACATCTTCATCGAATATCCATTGACCATCTTGTCCTTTAAAGAAAGACCAGTTCATTAAGCATTTACTTATATATCTTCGATAGACATCATTACTCATTGATGACAAACAGAATTTTGCATATTGACTATGGTAACTCTTATCTTTTTTAGCTTGAAGCTTGTTTGGCCTTACTGCGCTATTGTTAAATATATAACTCATACTATCTTAATACATCATTAATACCAACTAATACTTTTTTATTCGTTTTGTTCTCTACTGTTTTAACTCCGTATGCAGTCTCTAGTCTAGAAACCATATCGGGTAATTCAGAATGAACCTTCACTATCAAATCAGTATATTTCTTTTTTTCATCAATGTCCATAGCTGCTAATGTTGCAGCATCAAGAATAATCATGTCGTTAAGCATGTCGAACATATATTGGCTCATTAACTTTGCTTTAAGTCTGTACTCAGGATTGAATGATTCCATTTTTGTAATGGCTATCCTCAACTCTTCTGGCATTTCTCCAGCAATTATATTTTGAAGGTCTTTATGTGAAGTGTAACTTCTACCATAGACTATCTCCAAAGCCTTTTGTAACCTATCCCTTTTGCTTAACTTGTAAATAGGAGATGTTCTATTTCCTAATAACCAGCAAAGTCTTACTTCTTTTACTTTGAGTAATTTAAACTCTTTCATTTCGGATAACTCAGGGTATTCTATTCTTAAATCCCCCTCTGTTTCTATTCCAAAAAGAATTACATTAACATTTTTTTCTTCCATCTTTATCAAATAAGGGTACGAGAAATTAATCCCGTACCCCGTAAAGATAATCTAAAATTAGATAGTTGGTGTTCCTGTGTATGCAGCAGCAGTAGCAGTAGTTCCACCTACAGCAGCATCAAGAGCAGCAGCGTAAGCAGCATAGCCTCCGTTTGTAGCATCAGCGAATACCAATACGTTTGTAATTTTATAAACAAAAAGACCAGTAACAGCATTGTGACGAATCAATTTACGAACTCTCAACAAGTACTTAGTGTAGTTAGCAGTAAGAGAAAGTAAAGACAAGTTGTTAGAAAGATACTGAGAAGCATCAGCATAAGTTCCAGAAGGAGCAACGTAAGGAACAGAGATGACAACAGCGATATTAAATCCGTTTGTTACTGTCATTTGTCCGTAGTTAGCAGAAGCAGAAGTCAATGTAAGAACATCAGTTCCAGCATTGTAAGAAGCAACAACACCTGAGAATAGGTCATTATTGATTCTAGTTACGAATGCAGCACCAATTTCATCAACTGTAGCTGAAGTGTCTGTAGAAACGATGTAAGATTTTTCTACTGCTGGAGATCCATTACCATCAACAACATTTGCGTGTTGGATTGTAATTTTGTACATTCCAGATGCACCAGCGCTTGGTAAAGCGATAGTTGTCAAAGTGATTGTGTTTGCTTCAGCAGTTCCAGCTGCATAAGCAGTCTTTCTCTTACCTACAACATCACGGATAAGTGGCTTAAGAGCTACTGCTCCAGACTCATCCAACAATGTCAATTCTCCCAATGCCAAGACAGCGTCTGTTGCCAATGGGGTGTTAACGATAACCACTTGGTCAGCGTCAATTTTGTTTAATTTGTAACTAATTGCCATAATAATTTTTTTTGTACACCGATTTTTTTATCTGTGTTGGTTAAATTAATAACCATGCACCGTGCATAGCTTTTGCAAATATAATTAAAATTTTCAATTGTAGATTTTTTTCTTGGGGTTTGGGGTTTTTTTTCTTTCTTCTTTTTTTTCTTTTTGGATATATATATTTATATATATATCTTTTTCTTTTCTTTTTTCTTTGCTTCTTTCTTTTTTCTTTTCTTTCTTTTTCTTTTTTTTCTTCTTTCTTTTTTTTAAAAAAAATATCGAAATGTTTTGATTTCTAAAAAACATGTTTAACTTTGTGACATAAGAAAACGATATGGAAAATTTTAAAGTTATTTGCGTAAACGATAAAGCCAAGCCAAAAGGCTTTATTGGACAATGGATTGAGAAGAATAAAATATATACAGTCGTAGACGCTAAGAATCTAGCCAAACAAAGAATGACAGTCGGTTACAAATTTGCAGAAATAGAAATTCCAGAAGAATCTGAGTACAAATTCTTTTTAGCAAATAGATTCAGACCTTGCTCAGAAGATGACGAGCTTGCAGCTACAGCAGTAGAAGAATTAATAGAAGAAACTTTATCAGAATTATCGCTTAATGAATTTTGATTTATTCATAGAGCTTGATAAGTTCAATCATATTTCTTTCAATGAGGAATTGCATGAGTACAAAATAGATAATCAAAAATGTATCTCTACAACTTCCATCCTAAACAATTATAAAAAACCATTTGACACAGAAAATATAGCTTGGAGACACGCTGTAAAGAATCTAAGATCTGTAGAAGAAGTAATCGAAGAGTGGGAAGATAAAAAGAATGAGGCAGCATCTAAAGGAACTCATTTACATCGTTACGCTGAACTAAAATTTGCTTGTAAGGAATATGATGTTCCAGAAGAATCTCTTCCACTAGTACTAAAACAATACATAGATAAGTTTTATAATGATTCTATCGGTAGATTAATACCTATCAAGTCAGAAATGATTATAGGAGATAAAGACTTAAAGCTTTGTGGAATGATAGATCAATTATTCTATAACGTAAAAGAGAAAGAAATTCAAATCTGGGACTACAAAACAAATAAAGAGATAAGAACATTCAGCCCATACAAGAATAAGATGACAAACGGGCTTAATCACCTTCAGGAGTGCGAATACAATACCTACTCACTTCAGTTAGGTATCTATAAAAGAATAATAGAAAGAAATACAAACCTTAAACTAGGTAAATCATATATCTGTTGGGTAAACGATAAAAATAGTTCTTATAAAGCATTTCAGATGGCTGAAATGGATAAGGAGATAGATTTAATAATTAAAAACATAAAGTAATGAGTGAAGTAGACAGAAAAAAAGCAGAATCTTTTGAAGCTGTAGCAAGACCAGTAATTAAATGGATGGCTGAAAATTGTCATCCACATACGGCTATGATAGTTGACGCTATACATGCTGAATTATTAGAGGCAGATATGGTTATTAATACACATGATTATCTAGTAGATTAACTAACTAAAAACATAAAGTAATGAGTACTTCATCAGCATATTCTAGTAACAAACTAAAACAAGTGCTGAAGAACGGCACTCAACATTTTATTATTAAGTCATTCTTAACAGCAGCATTTGAGTATGATAAGAAGGTAGTGGAACACCATCTATATTGGATAAATCTAAATAAAGGAATATACGAAGAGTTTCCGCTATATAAATTATTATGCTTTAAGAAGATGAATGCGAAAGAAATAAAGTTCTTTAAACAAACAGAGGATACCTATGAATTAAGAATATCCTCTGAAGATGGAAACGTATGGGATCATAAAGAGTTAAAATTTGATAAGGAACAAGTTAAAGTTACTTACAAAGATTTTCTTTAATTATGCTAAAACTTTAATTACTACTGTTGCGTGATCAAGAATTCCATTTGCTAATGTTCCAGATGCATTTCTAGTTTGAATGCGCACCATAGTAGTACTAACCCATTCAATAGATACAAATCCAAATTGTCCACCAGTAAATCCATTACTAATTGATACTTCCGTCTTTAAACTAGTCAATACTGGTGTAGCAAAAATAATATCATATTGACCAACTACACCATAATTAGTTCCTGCTGGAGTAATTCCAGATTGAATAACAAGATAGTTAGGAGCAGAAGGCCCAGCTTGAGTAAAGATACCTGAAAATGTAAGTGAAGCTGGAGTTACTGGAATAGCATTTACCCCATCTATAAGATTTGATATGTCAGTTACCATTAACTGCTCATTCTTTTCTAAAACAGAACCGCCTTTACGGTATCCTGATAATTGTTCTATTGGCATAATTTCTTTTTTAGCAAAGATATGTAATATTCTAATTAAGTATTTTTAGTATCTTTCCAGTATTCTTGTCAACTCTAGCTAACTTCATTCTAAAATTAGTTTCTTTACTCTGTACATACTTTGTAATTACTTGACTATCTGCTGAATTTGTTTTTATATTCTGAGGCTCGTATCTAACGTGAGCCAATGCGTTAATATATGCAAATGTTATAGCAAATATAGCATCATCATAATCGTACCTAGTATCCGCAGCCTGATATCTTGTCTGCCTATGTGAGTTCTGAGACTTTAAATCCTTTTCTACGAAAGTTTTTAACTGCTCCCAAAGCCAAGGCACATCAATATTCTCACTATAAGCATCTAGCATCTCTTCAGTCTTCGCTATTATCCTAGGGGCTGTATTCGCCTTGTTAGATATTCCGAACCACTTGCCTCCATGTGTTTGAAAGTATTCTGGAAGCTGTGTATTAGCTGTAAACTTAGCTTTGAACCCATGTATCTCCTGAAAGTCAACGTGCATATCTCCAATATTATTTTCTACTAGTTCCTTTACTCCACCACGCATTTGTTGGTCGTAATAAAGGCTCTGAAGTAGTACTTGTAAGTATGTAAGTTTAAATTTTCTGTCTCTATGGAATACAACTGATGATACGCAGTTAGTCAATGAGTCCCATATAGCACTACACATCATAGAGTGTCCAGTTTCAGAGTTTATTGGATCTGTTCCTTGCCAATACCTACTTCTCCATACCTCTCCCTTTGGTGGGTGATGAATTATCAATGCAGAAGTCATTACATCCTCTCTTGATGAGGTAGGCATCCATTTTGCACCAGTTATTCGATGTGAAGTAAGTAAATCTGGAGTTGGTTGGCTATAATCAAGTATAGGTTCGAAGTATCCGTACTCAATAGGCACATCCTTGCCGTAAATGTCACTTAATCTCTTATTACAAGTGTGAATAGGCACTAAAGTACGTGATTTACGCACAAACATATCATCAATTGTTATTGGGTAGTGCTGATGGAACTGAACCTTTGCAGATTCCCCTTTTTTAGTACCTTCTAAAGCTAAATATGCCTTTCTTTCGTTTAATATATGCTTATCATCAACCCCTCTTCGTGCATAAGCATTAAAGAATAGAGGGATTATGCCATATTCATAGTTTTTCTCATTCCATTGACTTAAACACATCTTAAATTCAGACTCAAATACAGATCCACCCTTATCCATTTCACCACCAGTTCCCCAAGCGATGAATTGTTGTTGCATCTCCATTCTTTTAGTGTCTGGATTGTATTTAAATAATGCTGGTCTACCTTCACGCATCATCTCACCAAAGATATCGAATAACCCTATCTCATCCACAAACACAGCTGATGGAGATCCACCATTTATAGAATCGACTTGAGGGCTATCGACTTGAAATCTAGATGCCCCACCATCTTCACGACCTTTTTTATCACCTTTCTTGTCAAATGACATTACTTGGTCAGTCCAGTTCTTTACTTCCTGAGCGATAAAGTCTGGTATCTTAGTATATGTCCACTTTACCTTATCTCGGAATATCTCTATACCCTTATCTTTTGAGTGGGTAACGAACTTAATGAAGTAAGATTTGTTTAAATTTACTCTCTTCATTCCTGCTAAACACATCGTAGTAGTAAAACCAATTTGACGTGCTTTACCAATCATCATAGAGTAGTTACAATCAAACAGGAATAATAATACTTTCTGTGCATCCCAAGCCTTATAGGCAAGAGTACCATTCTCAGATCTATCCTCCTTTATAAATCCGTACTTATTACAGAAGTATAAAGTATTGTCTTTACATTTTTGTATCTCTACAGTCAACCAATCATATTGATCTTCTTCGTTGTCAAAATCGGTTATTAGACTTTCATCTTCTCCCCATAATTCTGCTTGTTTGCAATAAAGGTCAAAGGGCTTATACTTCAATTTATTTTGCCATCCACTATTTATACTATTTACCCAATCGACAAACTCTTTTGGGTAATCAAATTGTTGATGAGAAGGCTTCCATTCACTTGTTAGTATGCCCAATGAACTAATATTGTCTTGATTTTCATCAGATCCCATTAGTTGTTTTTTAATTAATTTCCTATCTTGCCACAGCCTTTAGGCCCACAAGTAGCAGAAGAGTTCTGTGAGGTTTTCTGACTAGCATTTCTTAAAGTAGCACCGCTAGCCTTTTGGCTTTTTCTTTCTTTAATGTCTCCAATAAAGTTTTTAACTTTTTTAACTACATCTTTCTTAGTTTTGTGGATAGAATACCTTAACGGCATTTGATATTTTCCGCCACCACGCTGGATAACCTTGTGCTTCCTTACTTGCTCTTTAACGAAATTTCTAATAGGCCCTGGAGCTGAACTCTCCTGAGATAATGCATTAGATACCGCTTTTCCTAACATTGCCATGACTACTGTTTTTTCTTTTTCATAGACTTAGCCTTAGCCATTGCTGCAGCCATCTTAATCTTAACCATGAAAGGAAGCTTATTCTCTTTACTGAATAATTTACTAGATCCTTTTTCTTCGGATTTTTCTTTCTTCTTACCTTCTGACTTTTCGTGTTTAGCCATTGCTGACTTAGATGAATACTTCTCCTCAGACTTGCTGCCCTTGTATTCTGTGATATTCTTTTTCATCATAATATTTTTTTATCAAAGATATATATAAATCAAACACATTATTTATCGAACCTTGCCCTCAACGATACGTAAGTTTCTAAATTCATAGTCACCAGTAGTATCTGTCTCTATGGTCGCAAAGCCATGATTCCATTTATTAAATGGCGCATACTCAGGACTTAATCCACATAAAGCACCAATTGAATATGTTGTTACAACTTCCCCATTCAAATCTTTTTCCGAATGCTCAGATGTCTGATGATGATGCCCTACCGCACAAGAAGTCTTTGCTCTAGTGTATAATCCTCTAGCAGCATTTACTGGCGAGAATACAGAATGTCCGAACTCATGACCATGCAGTAAGCTGAAGTTTCCAATCTTAGTCAACTGTTTTCCTTTAACCTCTTGAACACCAAGCTCTCCGAATCGTAAAATGTTCTTTAATTCAAAATCTCCAATACCCAATAACTCAGGAGCTACAAGTCGCATATAATTTTCCCATCTTTCCTCGTGATTACCGAGCTTAAAATATACTGGACAATCAAATGCACCTCTCAGCTCTTTTAAGAACTCTCGTGTCATCTCTAGCTCTCCTGCGATGTCTCTTAGTCTTCTATCTTTTATGAATCTACTAGCTTGATACATATCAATCGTATCGCCATTAAGATAAACGAAGTTTGGTTTGAACTGAAGACCATAGTTCATTGCGGTCTCTAAGGCTTGATTGTCTTGGTATGGAATATGAATATCATTCATTATTAGCCCACGATTATTCCCAGTTGGAATTACGAATTCAGAGATCGGTGAATAATCCGATTCTGGAAGATTAAAACTTGCCATTGCTTCTTTTTTTTCTTGATTAGTTCTTATTACTGCTGATGTTCCTGATTTTGGTTTTCTGTGATGTTCTCCTCTTCTAAATCTAACTTGGGATCTAGCTTGTCCAAAGTTTGTAAAGTCTAGTGGGTGCTTCTCCATTGCCATTCTTGCCAGGGCATAGGTAGATGCGTGAGGGAATTCATCTATTAGATTGATTATAATATCCCCTCTGTAGCTTAGTTCTTTATTGCTCATATTAATATTCTTCAGGTGTATACTCTTCTTCTAGCTCTTCGTTATACTTTGGTCTTCTATCATATTCCTTGATGGTATAAAATATCTTTTTCATAGAGCCTTTGTAGAAGTACATAGGGTTTACCATATACAATCTCCTACCCTTCTCCATAGTAAACCTCACTATATCCATTTGGCATAGTTGCTTAACTGCCCCAATTAAATATGCCATGTTGATACCCGTAGCATTCCTGATATCCCTTAGCCCATAATTTTTCAGTAAGTTTCCATACCCCATGTTCTTACAGAAGAACCTAAGTAATTTATGTGACGATGGCTTAAGGCTATCCTGCATGTCAATAGTCTCCACGAAGCTTATCATGTAGCGCATCTTTTTACGCTTAAGCATTTGCTGAACTATCTCATCTGCCGTTTCATCGTATGCCTCGGTAAGCTGAACCATAGCTCCATTTATATCTTTGTAGTATAAATCAAGGTTCTTCTTCCGATGGGCCATTATTCTGTCAGCCTCCAATAATATCAAATCAAAGACTATATTGTTTTCATTCTCTACCATACTTAATCATTTTCATAATTTAAATCTAGTTCTGTTTGTGTACGTTCTGATAAATCATTTATGCCACACATTCCATTACATTCAAATAAAGGCTCTACTTTTCGTAACGGCATATCATCTAAGCATTTATTATTTGGATATTTTGGGTTAAATTTAAGAAAAACTAAATGACTTTTAGCATCAATTTTCATTTTTTCTTTTGCATCATTGCTTTGATCCTTTAGCATTGTTACTGGTTCTCCCCTTAAATCGGTTAACTCATGCTCAAAGTCTGCCATTATATTAAATTTTTCAGGAAGTATATCTCTAAGTTTCTGCCAATAACCAACTCCACCTTGAACGCATCCAGTTAGTAGACAATTATTATTATTAAGTCCTATGATATAGCTTTCAGGTATCTTGATTCCAGCGTCTTCAACAATCTTAAAACAATCTTGTTTATCATAACCCATCAAGAGTAGTGGATAAATAGGTTTTGCTTTATCTGAATAGTTAACGGTCATAGATTTTGCCCTATTAAACTCTTTCTTTTCAAACTCAAAACCAAAAACTTGATGCTTAAATGTATTTGTTTTCTCCCATTTTTGACGAACTAATCTTTTTAAGTGAGTAGAACATATAGCTCCAGTAGCTGTGTTTAAAGATTTATGCTTCCTCCATACATCAAATATATTTCCATACTTCTCACCAATGCCAGTTATTGTTTCTATTGGTAAATTGTACCATACCTCACAATCACTCTTAAATCTATAAGTATCAGGATGCTCATTCTTTGTGTCAATCATTATAATTTTACAATTTTCAACTCCATAGATATCAATAGCAATCCTACACGCTACAGCAGATGTTATTCCTCCACTCCACCAGCAAATTATTTTATTCATATCTCAAATGATTTTAAGTAATCCATTCCGCTTTCTAAATCTTCAAAAACAATGTCTGCTACTTGAGTTATAAATGATAAATAAGAATCTTTTATTGTTTCATGATTAGGTTCTAAAACAAGTATTACTGTTTTTCCTAATCCTTTTGCAAAACCAGCCTCGCAACATAACCCAATGCAACTCGAATTACTTCTATCTACATATACAAATATTATATCGCATTGTTTTATAAAATGCAAATCCCATTTACCATATTCGTTTACATTCATTGTAATTCTTTCTCCGTTCTTAAACTCTTTATCTTTTGGATTTATCCATTGGAAATTGTCGGAGCATTTTCTTATCTCATTAGCCCAGTCGGTTCTAAACCCTCCTGCTAGGTATATTTTTTGCTTTACCATACTTCATAAGTTCTTTCTATTTCAACTTCGATATTAAGTAAATCCAGCACAAGAAGTATATCGCATATACTATTGCTAACCTGAATCCCCTCCTCACTTCCATCAACGTATAGTATAGTTCCATACTCAAGAAGGCAAGAATCATCACTATGAGAATACTCAAGGATCTCAATTTTTACTCTTTTCATTTCTATCAGAGATAATAGAATCGACATTCAGCTTCATCTTCTTTAAATGCGCAATCTTTTCACGATGGTTATTCTGCTCATAGAAGATAATGCCACTTAAGGCTCTACCGAACTCAACGATGTTCATGTTGGTTTTCATTTTGTTACAAGATCCACATGATGGGACTTTGTTTGAATTACTTAACTTACCGCCACGACTCTTAGGATATAGATGGTCTACCGTTCTTGAGTAGTCATCCAACGTGGTCTTACAATAGGCGCAAACATTTAGGTTCACCCCGTTCTTACTTACTATATGCATATTTCAATTTTATTGTTCGGTACAAATATATAACAAAAAACATAAAATCTATTTAAAGTGTTACCACTCTTGCAGGTACAGTCTGTTACCACTAATGTGACACTTAACTATTTGGTAATCAGTAACATAAAGAAAAAATCCTTTATTAGTTTATTCCCCACTTGCTTATATGGAAGAAATAAATTAAAAGTAGTCTATATATAAATCAATGTAAACGTAGTTTATCTTGGTTATATTATGACGTATGACAATGCCAGTTATTGTGATTAAATTGTATGCGTAGTCAAGTACCCGTAATTAGTACTACTATCCCCTACCCCATTATAATTCCTTATATCTGCCCATTATAATTCCCTATATATGCCCACCTTAAATATTCTTTGGTTTCCCATGGTTTTTTTATTCTGTGTCTACAAAGGACTTACACATGTATATATATCCCCTCCCCATTTCAAAAGGAAAGATCAGTTTAAAATCATTCAACTAAATTCATAGGTAACTATCTTTAGTTATTGTACTTTCTACCATAACTCGAAGCCATTTCCCGTTTTACTTATGGTACATTGTACTATATCTTATTTAGATTCATTCTAAATAGCTGATTTCCAGATCTTTTTTCCCATTTTGAGAATGTTTCCCAAATTGAGAATATCACACGTATGGCTTATTTAGAATTATTCTAGATAACGATGGTAACTTTGCTTATAGTAAAAAAATACCACATATCCTAATTTAAAGTAAAAAAAAACCTTATTTAGAATCATTATAAATTATAAAAAATATGTAAAATAATTTAAATTTTATGTTGTTTATCGGAAATGTATACTTATCTTTGTTGTGTAGCAAACGAGCAACATAGAGGAACAAGCGACGAAAACTCGCCCTGAATAGTACTGCCCATTGGTGAATCCTGCCAAATGAAATTAGATTTTCGATAAATGGTTTTTCAATGGGATAATTATGTAATTTAATTAATAACTAAAATAAAGTAAAATGAAAGTAGTAAATTTAAAATTCGAACAAGTACAAAGTACTAAGAAAGTTGAAACGTTGGTTAGTGCAAACACTAGACAATTAGAGTACAAAGAAACGGATGAGGCGATTAAAATCGTATGTGAAATTGTAACGGCTGTTAATCAATCTATTCAATTTGCAAAACAAATGAAAGTTAATAATTTTGTTTTGGGCGGACAAAAATTCTTTATTAACAAAAAATTTAATTTGTACGTTTGTGTCAATGGTGTTGACTATTCATTGAATGATTGCGAGTCTTTCTTATCAATTGGTTTCGATTTTAAGCTTTCTAAATTGGAGTTATTCGCTACGGGTTTATTTTCTATATTGAAAGCTAGCGAGGGCAAAAGTCACCTTGCGAACAATACAGAAAGCAAAAAAATTGCTTCAGTTGTTAACGCTTTACAATTGGTATAATATGAAATTAAGAACTAGAATAGTAACGGCAAACGCTTTCTTTACTGAAGTTGATATAATTAGTGAAGCAATTATTGTAACTAATCAGAAGCAATTTTGCAAAGGTAATAAAATAGCATCCATTCAAGCAAAGGTTGAAAATCAAATGAATTGGATTGATATTAAAGCGAAGCGGAAACAAGAACGGCAAAGCAAACGCAAAACAAAATATGCTTTGTAAAAAAGATCAAAAACCAGCACAAAAGGGATTCGAAAGTTTCCCTTTTTTTTTGTTAAAATCCTCACTATCAACGTAACGTAGTAGAGCAAAATTAAAATTATGAAAAATATATTATTGTACTTAGGCATTTTATGCTTTGTAATATCAGGAATATTAAACTTTACTAATATCCTAAAGAGTGAGATAGATATGTTCCGTTGGTTCATATTAACTTATGGAGTCTTAGGATTAGGTTGCGTGCTAGTTATGTGGCACATTGAATTGAAAATCAAAAAAATAATATAATGGAAAAGACAAACCTAAAAAGTTATGGTGACGGAGAGTTATCATTAATGGTAATGAATGATTATCATCTGTATCAAATATTTGTATCGGCTGTGTGCATGGAGAAATTCCAATACATTAAAGATGAGATAGATGAGTTCTTTGAGTATACAGATGCACAACTCCAGGATTTAGAAGATACATTCGAAGACGAAAAGAATGAGGATTATTAGAATGGTAGTAGAGCTTCTAAATGGAGTAAAAGTGCATAGATTTATAATGGCACAAAATAAGTATCAGGTAGTAAAAATACCCGCTTATAAGGGACAAATGTTTAAGATTCAAAATAGAAAATGAGAGAAAACAAAATTATAGTAGCACTAATGATAATAGCATCCTTCCTGTGTGTTGGAGGCTTATTCTTAGGGCAATTCAAGTACCTATTTATATTGGGATTGACAATTAGTATAATTACATCGGCATTCGCCATATTTAAATGTAATGAAAACAATTAGAAACCAAAAAGAATGGGTATTGTGGTGTGCACTTACGTTATCGCTTACAATATTAATATTAACATTGTCCGCTTGTGGGCTTTTAAAATAATATAATTCAATATCAAAATAAATAAATATACCATGAAAAGAACAACAATTGATTTGAACAACTTCTATGTGAAGTATGACAGCAGTAATGAGAATGCAGATATGTTTATCTGTTGGATTAATCGCCAATGGGGCAACAATCCTGGAGATTACCACCAATTCGGTGGAATGGATGGCTACTATTACGGGATAGTAGATGGACAAGTAACCTACAAAATACGTACTCCAATAGGTGAAGGTATTGAGGTCTATCCACTAGACCAATGGGCTAAAATATTTAGCGATGATGAGCAAGAGATAGAGGCAATAGAGGATGACGGCTTGATACTTTGTTACGATGGAGAAAAGTATCATAAAGATGATTGTCAACTAATTGGACACTCAGAGACTGAGTATGCTCATAGAGATGACCTTATATATTGTGACTATGGGGACATTTATTGTTTGTGTGATGACGCTATGTATGTAGAGCACATGGATATGTATTTCATGTCAGGCAATGAGCCAAGCAGTGTGCATTACTCATCCTATGAGTCAGAATATATAGATACATCATCGGAAGATGTATACTATGGATATGTATCAAGTTCACCTAGAATGGAGTACTTCCTAGATAGACACGGTGATGTAATAGAATACAACGGAGACTACTATCGCAATGGTGAGACAGCAGAAAATCATAATCTTTACTACAATGATGACGTTGATGAGTGGTGCGATACTCCCGATACAGATAAGGATAATGCGGATTATCATTCTTTAAATAGAGTAACAAAGTACACTAGTGGCTCTAGGTTTACCATTGGATTCGAGATTGAGAAAGAAGACAATGATGCTTGCGAGATACCATACTATCCAATACATAATGAGTTAGGATGGTGCAAAGAGAATGATGGATCTTTGGATGGAGATAATGGCTATGAGTTAATTTCTCCTGCCTTTGACTTATACGATTCAATGATGGACAAGGATATAAAAGATGCTAGACTAATCAAGCTTATCAATGCTAATTCATCTAGTAGTTGTGGTGGACATATTAATATAGGCTCTTCGTTCCTGAATACTACGGAGTTATTTGAGCATCTTAGCGGATACTTCCCACTATTCTATGCTATGTATGAGCATCGAATTGATTCATCTTACTCTAAAGCTAAGAAGAAACATAAGTATTTCGACAGAGATAAGATGTCTTCTATCTATATCAAGAGTGAGGTACTTGAATTCCGTATACCATCTGCTGTAAAGAATGTTACAAACTTAATATGGCGAAGAGATTTGATGCGTATCCTATGCGATAGTATCAAGTTAGTGCCTGCTAATAAAACAACATCGGCATACTACAAGGGTAAGTCTGAGGTAGAAGTGTTAAAGATGCTTCTTAATCCTACAAGTAAACTATACAAGCACTTAAGAGTAGTGTATAGTCAGGATCAACTTGAAAGAAAGGCAGACTTATTTGTTGGCTACAGCGAATCTTACAATGATAAGATTATGCCAAGAATTATCAAAGGTAATAGACCTAATGATAACCTTGATGCTTCTAACGAAATGGGGGCTTAATTCAATATCAAAACTAAAAATAAATAATATTATGTGTATAGCAATTTTAAATACAAAGACAGCAACTTTAAAGAAGCAACTCCTAAAGAATTGTTGGGATAACAATGGTGATGGAGCAGGAATGCTCTATATTGATGAGAACAACAAACTCTCTACATTCAAGGAGATGTTATCTTTTGATAACTTTTATGCTAATTATATAGACATCAAGTCTAAGCATGGCAAAAAGAATATTGTCCTTCACTTCAGGATCAGTACTCATGGTAAAGTCAACGAGACAAATTGCCACCCATTCTTAGTAGATGAGTCTATCGGATTTGTTCACAATGGAATGATATACGAGATGCCTATGAGTAAAGATTTCTCGGATACTTATATGTTCAACGAGGAAGTTCTTAAGAATCTTAAGCAAGGGTTTCAGTATTCGGACTCTATTATGGAGATGATTGAGGTATTCATCGGAGGTAATAAGTTAATATTCCTTGACGATAACAATGAGTTCTTTATCTCTAACGAGAAAGCTGGGCATTGGAATATGGAATGTTGGTTCTCTAACTCTTCGTACAAACAAGTTAATAACTATGTTGACTATGGAGGTGTCAAGAAATACAAAAGTTATGGTGCGTATGGAGGATATACTTCTCCTGGCACTACGTCTGTAGCGGCTAAGGTAGATAGTAGCAAGTGGAATTCAAAATACTTTGGATTAGATGACAAAGATATACACTCATGTACTAACTGCGATATGACTTTGTATGGCATAAATGAAATAGATAAAGGTATGTGTGCTTGGTGCGAGGATGAGGTATATGCTAAGACAGGAGAGAATCCTAACATAAATCTATATGCGTATGATGCGTGTGACTTTTGCGATAGCTTAGAGGCTCATTGGGATGAGGATTTAGATGTTGCAATGTGTACAAGCTGCCGTAAAGTTTATGAGGATGATTATGGTCATGAATACAAAAGACTTAATAAGAATCTTAATGAAGGTCTTGGGGCTTAATATCAATATCAACATGGAAATAATTCAAGGAGAGTTCGGTTACCTATTAGTGGTTATAGGTAGCCGAGAGGTATTGTACGAGGGCTCGTATGAGGGTTGTAAACAAAAATTAAATAGTTATGGATGTAATAGTTAATATAGTAGAGTTAGCTAGTGATTTGGCTCACACTAGAACATTGTATGAATCAGGTGATATATGTTTAAGTGAAGATGAGATGTTCTTAGATATCAATTCCGACACAACGGTATATACCGAAGAGATACAAGATAGGTTCAATGAATGGTATGACTTCTACTATTCAAGTATAATGGATGTATCCCTTAATGATGCAAGAAAGTTTTTCATTGTAGAGTAAATAATAAAATAATTATGGTAAAAAAAGTATCGTTAATATTATTGATGGTGACATCATTTAATATTGTAAGTAGTGCATCTATAGACTTCGATAGAGATAAGTCAAGAGGTAAGAGTGGGTTCAACTATAAGAAGCACCACAGAAAATCTAAAGTAGTAAGATTTAAAAATAGATTACTAAATTGTAATAATTGTAGAGACTTCTCTAATAAAAATTAAGAACATGAATAAAATGGAAAAAGTAATGTACATAGGTAATGGATTTGGTTCATTAATATGTGGAACATGGTATAATCTTATCAAGGAGTACGATAACGACTACCTAGTGTTCGATGAGTACGGAAATGAGGCTGCTATTCCAAAGAAAGACTTTGCAGATAGAGATGTGTCTCCTGAAGCAAAAGAACGTGCAAAGAATTTAATGATGTTAAAGGATGGCTATAGGCTTAAAAAAGAATCAGAAACGGAATCAGAATATGGTTACATCCCTAAAGAAACAGATGCGCACTACGATAATTCTAATGGTAGCTTGTATCTATTTGCAGAACAACACAAATTAAATGCTTATGAATTTGATATAATCAAACGTATTGTACGCTGTCGAAAGAAAGGGTATTTCCACGAGGATTTAGCTAAATCAATTCGGGTAATAGAATTATATCTAAAAGAATATAATCTGTAAAGTAATAGAATAAAGGTTAATTTAATATAAACAATACCCAATATAAGGGTAAATTAAAACAAGTAAGTATGAAAAAAGTAATGGTAATTTTAGTAATGGCATTAGCATTTATGTCATGTGAGAAGGATTCAAATTCTCCAAATAGTCAATGCAATTGTGGATTAATTGTATCTGATAATGCAGCTGACTACAGCGTAACTATACGCAATAGTTGTAGCGACAATCTTAAGACATTCACGTTACTTCCAGGAGATTGGATGAACGCTTATGTAGGAGAAGATTATTGCATCACTAATGTAGACTCTTGGTGATTAATTACTAACAATTATAAAAAATAAATTATGGATAATTATCATATTTGTTATATGCTAAAAAAAGAATTATGTACGGGTATAAATATATCAGCACCTAGTTATCTAGACGCTATCGAGATGTTCGATAGTCAGTTCCCTTTAGCAAACGTAGTATACATATCTAAATTAAGTAAATGGTAAGTAAGTTTAAATTTGTACTATTTATATTAGCACACATAGTAATTGATATATTTGTATTGGTATTTGTAGTGTATTTTTTCTATAGAGTACTAACTAAAAAATAAGTTATGAATATATTAACAGTATTATTGGATAATCTTCCATCTAAGTATGTAGACTTAATCGTTAACAACGTGAAGAATAGTCAGGATCTATTAGATGAGTCTGTAGATATAGTAGTAGATATGCTGTCAATATTTGATTTCGAATCATCTAAGGAGGGGTATCAATTTTGGGAAGATGTACTTGACTCTATCACTTCAGGTAGTAAGCTTCCAAAGATACCAATAGATATATCCTATCCTATGTCTCATAAGATTTTAAATATCAATGGATTATTTATAATGAACGTAGGTAACTCTGGATTACATATATCAATTCCATTAGATATGTCAAAGCTTGATGAGTTTGAAATAGAGCAGAGGGAATTCTGTCTTATGACTTTAAATTAATCAATATCAACAATTTTTACAAAAACTATTGTTTGTATTTAAATTATGTGTATATTTGTACAGATCATGAGAAGATGATTCAAAGATTTTAGTTGGTTCATGGTAGAACTCCAACCCCTGATAGCTTCTCATGTCAGGGGTTTTTTTATTCCCAAAACATAAGGTGTTGTATACCATTGAACATCATTACCAAAAACAATGTCTCACAATGAATGCTTATTCGATGAAATAAAAATCCCGCAATGTCTGAATGCTTGACAACGGGTACTGCATACCGAAAGGTTAATAGAATAAGTAAGCCAAATAGCCCATCACTTAGGTGAGAAGATAATAAGAAAGGGTAGCAGAGGGAAGTGTCATTGGTTGGGAGAATCTCTATAAAAAAGAGGTTAAGTAGTGCATGGGATATATGCAGTATAATAGCATAGCTATAAACAATTAAAAAGAAACATTATGGTTAGAATAGAACTAGAAGGAGTTGATTTAGAAATCGAATATTATTTTGAAACACCATTCGATATAGATGAGCAGCAATTAGAAACGTTGCGCATCGAAACAATAACAACATTGCATAACGATGATATTACGGAGTTAATGTGGCATCATAAAGAAAGTATAGCGTTTGCTGTATACGAGAAGTTAGACCTAATGAATTATTAACATGGAAGCAAAACTAATTAAGAAATCTGAAAATTATTATGAGTTGTATGAAGTTAGAATTAACTTAACACTCTTAATAGGTAGCACAGATTCTGAAAGAAAGATAGATGTTTATGGTAAAGATGCCCACAAACTACTATCACTATCAAACTGCCAAGCAATTGAACTTGGTTATGATTTGGATGAGTTGGCTCGGGAAAACAACAAACACCATAAAAGATTAGGAACAGTAATCGATAAGTTGCCACTTCTAACAGCGGCGTTAAGACAAGGTTATACTGAAGGTTACAAAGAGGGCTTCCAAAAAGCACTTGAAATTCTTGGTGATAAGAAGTTTAGTGAGGATGATGCTAAAAGATTATTTGAATTAGGTATTGAATATGGACACCAAAAGGGTTATGTTGGTCTTGATTATACAAATGATACCCTTCAATCACTACAACAAACTGAATGGGATGTTGAGATAGTTGGTTCAGGTACTGTTTATAAAACTGTACTAGATTGTTGTCCAAACTATCACCCTAAATTTGGTTGTAGTAAAAAAGATGATTGCTCTTGTAAAAACAATGAAATTCCAAAACTTGATGCAGATGGTTGTTTAATTTTAAAACGGAAGTAATATGCAGTTAAGATACGGTTCAAACTCTATTTATGTAGAGATAATAAGTATAAAACCATCTGCTCATCCTGGAAAAAAGTTTGTAGTAAATGGAAAAGCAAATGGACTAGAGATTGTAGTGTATTGTGATAATGATACCAAGCAAGAAGCAAAGGATGCATTGTCTAAATTTTATTATTCAAGATAATTAAATTTAAGATATGAAACAAAGAATAGCAGATTGGTTATTTAACTTCTGGTATAGTAATCACACTCACCATTGGATTGCATTTGACGCAAATAGTTTAAGAGAAAAATGTAGATATTGTAAAGTAATTAAAACGTAAGATATGAAAGAAGAAACAGTAGGAGATGCTGCTGCAGAATATGCTAATAAAAAGTATGCAACTGACAAAGGTTATCCTGAAGAAGATTGGTATATATCTTGGTTAAGTTTTAGAGAAGGAGCTAAATGGCAAGAAGCTAAAATGTATAGTGAGGAAGATATGATTGAGTTTGCTAAATTTTCTCAAACAGATGAGCATGAATTAAGATCAGTAAATGTAGGATTGTTAAATGAATTTAAGAAGCAATAGTATGAAATATTCACATGCAAGTTTACTTATATTTATTGTATATTTATTTTTATGGTTTATTTTATTAATAATAGTATCTGTTAATAAGAAAGATGATAAACCTAAGTATAAGACTAAAAAAGAATATGCTTTTGTAGAGCCAAGAGATTGGGCTAGTGACTCAACAATGAATGATAACAAGAAAGAGTTCTTAGAGTATTTGAATAAATGAAACCCATGCAGTTTCTATTCGTCAATAGTCTTAC